AGATTCGCTAGAACCTTTGTAGCCAACTAACACTGCATCGCTGTCACCAGCGTATGTGTTAACATAGATCTTCATAGCATTGTTCAATGTACCAACAAACTTAGTGTTTGTAGGTGCTTCGAATGTACCTTCTGTTGTACGAGCAAATGCGCTTGTAGTAGCAGATTGTAGGATTGTCAATGCGTATGGACTAACAACAGCCCAGTTACCAGCACCACGACGTGTACGCTGAGCGATCACGTTAGCCGCACGGTTGATTAGAACTGCCAAAGCGGCATGCTCGTCACCAACGAATGTTGCTGTACCAGAAACAGTAGCCTGGTCAAATGCTTGGTTGTTACCGTTAGATGTTGCAAGAGTTGCTAGGGAACCTAGAACTTCTTGGTCGATTTCAGCAGTAATTTCTTGAGCCAATGCAGCCATGATTTCTGCTTCGATGTCAATACCTTGTTGGGCTTGTGCATCTTGAGCAGCCTCGAATGTCCAACGTGCAGACAACTTACGAGTCTTGGCTTCAACTGTTTGTTTCAAGATTTGAATGCTCATACGCTTACCAGCAACACCTTCTAATGCGGCAGTTGCGGCAGCAGTCTTAGCACTACCGTTATTTGCTGAATAACCTTCAGCAATTTTGAATGGGCTTAGAGCCTCTTCACCAGCAGTAGCACCATATGAGCCACTTAGTGTATCGCTGTAGCGAACACGTAATGTATGGATTTGACCAACTGGACCAGTCATTGGCTGTACGCCAACTAATTCATTAGCGATGACCGTAGGCATCACACGTCTGATCACTGGAAGGATCACGCGATTTAGGGTTGCAACGTTACCGGCAGAAGTGGCGCCTGTGCTTGCAGATTCTGAAAGATACTTACGAGTATTCTCTAAAGTAACTCCCATGACTGAGCGCTTGGTACCTTGAAGGCCTTCTAATAGTGCCTCTTTAGTTTCTTGCCAGCGGCTTTCTAGTAGTTCTGACATAAATTTCTCCTTATTTTAATCCAGCAAGGCGACGAATGTCAATTACATCGGCCTGGCTATTAGCACTACTAATGCTATGGGTTTCTTTATTGCCTGTGATTTCTTTTGCCTCTACAAGAGCCTTCTTCTTCTCCGGTGTGCTACCACTTAATACTGATGGTAGGTACTTGTCAAAACTAGTACGTAGTCTTGCAGTTTGCACACTTTCTAGTAACTCGCTCATGATTTCTTGTTGGTCCTTGTTTAGAGGATTTAGAAGTTCACTCATTACTTCACGGCGTTCAGCAGTTTCTTGAGCGCGAACAATTTCTTGATCTTTGCTTTCAACTAACTGTTGCTTTTCTGAAATAATGCTTTGTGCTTCTGCGAGTTTTTGTTCTTTTTCTGCGATTACTTTAAGTAGTTTGCTTGTCTCAGATTTCTCATTCATCAAACTGTTCTGATATTCAGATGTAAACGCTTCGAAAATCTTACGTCCAAAATCGTTTTGACGAGCTTGGTCGATATCTTCTTTGAGTTGTGTAATTTCTTTCTCAAGACCTTGTTTTACAACAGATTCAACTAATTCTGCTGAAGTCTTTACGAATTTGCTCTTTAAGTGAGCAAACTGTTCTTTTGCTTCTTTAACAAGACGTACTTTGGTTTCAGCCAAATCTTTCTTGTCATCATAGAAGTCTGCAATTTCCTTAGCCAATGCTTCGACTACAAACTGCTCCAACATACCAAAATTCTCAGCCATTACTTTCTGATCTTCGTGAAGTTCTGAAATTTCTCTAGCAAGAGAATTTAATACAAACTCGTTAAGTTTGCTTGAATGCTCGCGAATTGCTACAGCATAGCGAGCTTTCGCTTCTGCTAACTGTGCGCGATCTTCAGTAAACTCTTGGATTTCGACAGATAAACGATCTTCAATCATGTTATTGATTGCATCGACCATTACTTGTTTGTCATGCTCGTATTTTTGCGCGAATTCTTCGCGTAGTTGTTGAGTAGCCTGTTCGCGGTTTTCAGCGATTCTGGCAGTCCAAGCAGACTCGATGTCTGCCCTGATTTCTTCGGAAATCACGTTGTTTTCAAATAATGATTTAAGTGCATCCAACATTGTGATTCTCCCTTGTTATTGGAGTCCGCCTATTATTTTTAATAGGCTTTCTTTTAGGTATTTCTGTGCCTTTGCGTCGCCTTGAACTTCTTGTGCTGTTAAAAATGCCTTGTATCCGCCCTTAGTATTCATGAGATGTTCATAAATGGGCGTTGGATACGCACCCGGGGCTGACGGTTGAGCTACTACATCAACTGTAATAATCTCAAAATCGCTCACTTCACCGGATCCGTCTTCTTTGACGTTTCCGGATCCGCGACTTGAAACTCCTAACTTAACACCACTTTCTAACATAGTGCGAACTAAGTTGCCCATTGGTGTTGGAAGAACTTTCATCTTCCCGTAACCGTTTGGTCCATCCATCCACATTTCTGTGATCATATGGCTTACACGATCTAGATTAATTTTTAAGTCGTCTGGATGATCTACTTCGCCTAAAACTGAATATCCACCAGTAATCTGGTCGTTTAGTGTTTTGACAGCCCTGCCGATTTCGCTCACAGGATACACACGCTGATTTGCGTTTTTGATGCCGCCTTGGATACAAATACCTTTTAAGTACATGTTTTTGCCATCGGCGCCATCAGATTCCACAACCATACGGGCTTGATCGAATGTTAGGTTCTCGCGTAAGTAGAAATTACTCATCTAGTCGGTTCCTAATTAACCTTTGCTACCAATAATGCTTTTAGTAGCGGCACCGCTTTCGCCTGCGCCTTTCTTCTCTGCTCCGTGACCTTTCGCTACGCTACTTAGTTTTGTTGCAGATTTTGAACCTGGTGTGTTTACATTACCAGAATTCAAATCCTTTGTGGCTGGATTTGCCAATCCGCCTTGTGTGCCACCTTTGCCGTCTGCTTCACGCTTACCGGACATCATGTTGTCTCCACCCATACGGTTTTCACCTGCATGTGGGGACTTAGTGTTTGCGCCGTTGTCGCCGCCCTTAGGAGCACTTACTTTTTCTACGTATTCCATAACGAAGTCTTCTTTAGTTTCTTCGTCATCTGCTGGCTCTTCTTCACCTTCTGGTGCTTCTGGGCCTTCTTCTTCACCACCTGCTGGAAATTCTTCTTCACCCTTGTCGCCGCCCATCATTTGTTCAAATTCTGCGGTTAGTGCATCGATGATGTCTTGTTTCATTAGGTCTAAGTCGCCTACAGTTGCTGGCTCTTCATCGCCACCTTCCATATCGTCCATGCCATCTGTTGGCTCGTCGTCGGCTTCGATATCACCTAGCAAGTCATCTGCTGGCTCATCTGCGGCTTCTAGGCCAAATGCTTCTTCTGCTGGTTGGTCGAATTGTAAATCATCGTCCAACAAGTTTTCGTAAATTTCGCGAGATTTTGCAACCACTAGTTCGTGGAACAATTCTTCGGCTTTTGATTTGTCTTCATTAATTAGATATTCAAGCATCTGCTCGAACTTTGCGCGATCAGTCATATATGTCTCCTATGTTTTGTGATGGGGTTATTCACCC